TGAAAAGTACAAAGTTGTTAGCAGCTTGAGTTACTAAACATCTTTCAGATAGGAAGTTTACTTCCATAGCATCGAGAGTTGAAGTATAAGCGCCTCCAGCAGAACCAGTTAACCAAGACTTCATACGTCTGTCATCAGCTTGTGAAGCTCTGTATCGTACGTGTAAGAATGGTCGACGAATATTAGTTCCTAAGATTTGATCGTAAACTGTAGAAGTTCCAGCAGGTACTAATACACCTTCAATAGAACTAATACCATCAACACCGCCACGAGTGGAAGCATCGTTTAAGTATTTCCAGTCAGTCTTATAGAAATCATAAGATCCTCTACGGAATCCGCTAAACCCTAAGTTCAAAGCCATTTCTTCTGAATTTTCAAATAAACCAAAAGCAGTTCCTCCAGCAAATCCGCCAGAGATAGCAGCTAACATATCGTCAAAATCAAGAGATGTTTGTCTCTGTAAGAATAACATGTTTTCTTCAATAGCTCCTTGAGTATCTAAATTCTTAAGAATAGCATCAAATTCGTCAAGTCCAGCAGCAGCAGTAAATCCTACTTCTACATTTCCACGAGTTTGAATAGCAGCAAATAAACCTTGTGTTCCTGGTAATCCAGCAGCAGCATTGGCGCTTCCATCAGCTATTTGATTGTACTCACCTTCAATCATTGACATTTCTAAGTAATCTTCAAAACGTAAACGAGTTTCAGATTCAGCTTTTAAATACCATAAATATCCAGATGTTCCGTCTTCAGTTGCAACTTCTACCCATCCGATTTGTGCCATATCAGATCCAGATACTACGTACTGATCTCTAATGATAACTGGAGAGTTAGAATATTGAGTTAATTGAGGCTCAACAGATGTTCTAAGAGCTGAATTTCCAGCGCCAGTACCAATTGTAGTCCCTTTTGTATAAGCAGAACCGTAAACAAATACTTTAAGGCCTGGTATTGTTCCTAATCCCGCTCCGCCTACACCAACGAATCCGCTAGCAACAAGTCCTTCTCCACTAAAAGGAGTTACTGTAAAGTTTCCACCAGCACCTAATAATGTAACTGCTGTTACTAAAGCTTTTACTTCAGCTCCATTTACAGGGTTCAATAATACTACAGTATCATTTACAGATACTACATTGTTTACATTAGTAGCAACAGAGATAATGTTAGCGGCAGCGATGTCAACTCCAACACCTATACCTAGGTAGCTAATGTGTAATCTATTTTGTTCAGACCAAATTACTTGATCAGACGTCATTGGCATTTCAGCGCCAACCATTCTTAAGAATCCAGATAACGTACGGTTTCCGTAACGCTCTACTTCTTGTTCGTAAATCTCAGGTAGATATTGTTGTCCAAAATCATTTCCTGCGCCAGTGTTAAACTGGAGGTAGTTAGACTGTAGCAATTGTTGTGATTGCGAAGGTACTAAACTACCAAATTGAGGAGTTAAACTCATAATTGTTTGTTTTTTTAGTTAAATTTTTTTGTTTTAATTTTAAGCTTTGAAGAATCCATACCACTAATAGCTTTAACTTTAAAACCATTCACAAAAACATTGCCATCACTAGTAGGCCTTGGGCTTGTACTAGGGTTTTTAGAGTTGTTAACAACATCTCTTACAGCATCGGCTTTACCTTGTTCGTAAAAATGATTAGCTAGTTTATCAGTATTCATTGCAGCGTATAGAGCTTTGTGGTATTCTTTGTGATCTATAACATTACCTTTATCGTCTAAGAACTTCTTAACGAAATTGTTAATGTCAGATTGTTTTTCAGCAACAGCATCTTTGTTTTGTAATCCGTATCTAAACTTTTTTTCTCCAACTTCAAAATCAAAACCTTTGAAATCGTCATTGAATAATTCTTTAGTTGCGGACTTAAATTGATCCTGTTTCTCCACTGCTCTACTCTGGTCTTCCTGGTAGCGATTGAAAAAGTCTGTAGCTTTTTTTTGGTCTTGAGTTACGCTCGGTCTCAACTTGATCTCGTCGTAATATTTACTCTTTGTTTCCTCTAAAAAGTTCTTGGCTTTAGCAACCTCTTCCTTTAACGCAAGCTTTTTTTTGCGTATATCTATATCCTCGTCTAGGTCTTCGTCGTACGAATAATCTTCTAATAAAAGATCTACGTCATCTTTTTCTAAATAAGGTTTTGTTTTTAAATAATATTCTTTAAGTAATACATCGTCTGCAACACTAGTATAGTCAGCGTTAAGTCTAACATAGTCTTCAACTGTTCCTCCGGTGTCTTCCATGAAAGAAACTAGTTTTTCTACGTTTTCAGGTAAAGCTTTACCAAGAATTCTCTCGTCTTGTATTGCTTTTTCTACCTGAGCTTCAACTTTTTCAGTTTCTGTTATTTCTTTGATTGGATAAAACCCTTCAACATCTTTGTTGGACTCTTGTACAGATTCTCCCACCTTTGCGCTATCTCTGGATTGTTCTTCCACAGATACTTCCTTTGTTTCTCCGATTTGAATGGCATCTTCTTCTTGTTTAGGTATTACTACTTTTGTAACGTCTAACGGTAGCTCAACCAAAGGTTCTTTAATGTTTACTTTTACCGGCTCGTTGCTTGGCGTTGTTAGTTTTTTAGGAGTTCTTTTTTTAATTTTAAACTCACCTTCCTGCTTTACAGGTTCTTCTTGTTTTACTTCTGACATAATATAATATAATTAAATAATTGTGTTTACTTTTTATCTAGGAGCGAACTGCTCTAAGCCAAAGCCTCCTAAGCTATCATTGCTTGACTCGAAATTTTTTGGTAACAAGTCATTTTTTCTTTGATCTATTAACTCAGACTGTTGAGTTGCTTGTATTTTTGTTCTTTCGTCTTTTCTGTCTTCTATTTCTTTTTCCCTTAGAGAGTCTCTCTCTATAGTAGCTTTAGCTAGTTGCATTTGATAACCAAACTCTTCAGCCATTAATTCTTTTTTAATTGCTGCTTCCGTCTGCATTCTTTGCATTTCAAATTGAGACTTAGCTTGTTCTATATTAACTTTCTCTTGAGTTAAAGCTTGTTGTTTTTGTACTTCAAACAAAGCTGCTTTTTCAGCGCTTTCAGCATTAGCTTGGGCTTGAGCTTGGATGTTAGCCATTTGTCTGGCTTGATCCTCTTTAGCTTTAGTAGCTCTTTTTTGCTTAAGCATTTGATTAGCTAGTTTCAAGTTTTTAACTTGTCTAATATCTATAGCATCATCAAGATCAATACCACCAGATTGTAAAGCTATCTGTATGTTTTGCTCTAGTAATTGCTTTTCTTCTTCGTCTGGTTCTAATTCTAAGAATATACCAAAGTCGTGTAGATTTAAGTTTTGAATTTCTTTTAAAGTACCCACGTTAAACGATGATATACTTTGCTGAAGAGCATTAGCTGTTAAAGGGTTATTTAAAACATCAGAAAGCCTAAGAGATATATTTTCGCAAGTTTTAAGGGTTAGATACAAGCTAGACTGTAATATGTGTCTAGTTGCTACATTAGACGCGTTAGCTGCCATCTTTTGAAGTCCTACTAATGAGTTTTTATCCATAGCAGAACCATCTCTAGCTTCGTTTAAACCCGTCACGTCACGTATCATTTGTAAGTAATACTGATACGTCTGTATTAAACTTTGTATCTTAGCTTGTCCACTTGAAGAGTTTAGCTCTTGAATAGGAACTTTGCCTCTATTTAGCTCACCGTCTTGAGTAAGTGACCTACCAACTATGGAACCAGTTTGGAAGTACATGTTTAATGCTTCCGCTGGATTATAATTAGTTCCATTACCAAGATCAACCTCAGCTAAACCGTCCATATCTAAGAAAACACCATCTGGTACTATCCTAGACATAACTTGCTGTAATTTTAAGTGAGTCAACTGAATCATATCAGCAAACCCAGTTACCTTACTTACAATAGAGTCTATACGACCCCTGTACATCCTAGGCGCTGTTATAGCGTAATTCATTTCAACCTTAGTAGTGTCAGCAAATGGTCTTGTCATATTCTCAGACATCTCCCATTGTAACATTTGTTGCGTTCCAATGATTTTAGCACCAGTGTACAACACCTCAATAGACCTAGAAACTCTTTCAAAATTATCACTAGGTGGTGGGTTAAAAGAATCTGTTTTTTCAATAGCTTTTTCTAAGCCATTATTTCCAATTTTAATTTTAAAAACTTGATCCATGTAAGTCTTATATTCAAAATATAAAACTTGTACAGTATTTTCGTCGTAATCTCCCATACCAGATATGTACTGTCTGTTCCCTGGCATTGATTGTATTCTTTCTAACTCTTTATCAGTTATGTAAGGAAACTGTTTTTTAAGTTCTGGTATTGTAACAGCCTTAGCTTCACCAACATAGTATATGTCTTCAAAATTAGGATCCTCTGTGTATGAGTACACCATGTAGGCTGGATCAACGTAATCAACGGTTATACCGTTAGACGAGTTAAAGCTTGTTTTAACAGCAGCTATACCTAATACGGTTAAATCATAGTTTAACCTTCTTCTAGTTAACTCCCACTTGTTAAAAGCTAACGTATTTGAAATAGCTTCTTCTTCAGCTATCTCTATAGACTGCTTATAAGAAAGTTGCATGTGCAAGTCAAGCTCTTCTTGAGTTTCTGGTAATTCACTTTGAGGTAAACCAGAGTTCATAAAGTTTTGACCAGTAACTTGATTTGCTTTTGCTATTAAATCTTTAGAGTACATGTCTCTAAGTATAGCTTCAGCATAGCCAGTTCGTTTTTTCATAGACTCAGGGTCTTGAGCAAACGCCTTGATGTCATACGTTTTGTTAGACATACCGTTAACAACTATGTCTACAAATTTAGATATAACAGGTACAGGTTTCCAGTCAAGATTAAGATAAGACAAATCACCGTTTATAGATAACTCGTCTTTATATTTTTGAGTAGATTGCTCTCCTCTAGCGTAAAGTCTTAGTTGGTGAAAGTTGTTTGAATTACTTAAATATCTATTACCACTAGTTCTACCCTGGTCAAACCATTCGTTTTCAATAGCTTGAGAAACTTGCAGACCGTAATCCCAACTAGCCTTCTCTTCATCACTAACAACTTGGCTAGGAAAAGAGCTATTGGTATTCGTGTATATCTTCATTTATTTTATTATTTTAGACATTACCCCTTTATTGTCGTATCTTTTTATTCCTAAGTCATAAACTTTTACTTGAATTGGACTAGAAGGAGCGTATCTATGTTTATTACATGCCATTAAAGCCAAACCAGAGCTAATAGAAGCATCGTGCTTTGTTCTGTTGTTTATATTAAATTTAGCCCAGTCTTCCAGTGTTCTTTGGAAAAACATATCGCCATAACCTGTTTCTTTTAATCCTACGAAACCTTCTATGTAAGTTTCAATTGCAGCAGCGTGTGCTTGCTTTATATCTTCACTAGAGTTTGGTATTCCACCTAACTCTTTTTCTGTTACTGATAATTTATTATACTTTTTATCTGGTCTATTTATAGAAAAATTTCTATATCCTCTTCTTTTAAAATGGTATAACAGTCTAGGCTTATTATTCTCTGCTAGTATTGGCATTCCGTAAAAAACACAAGCCATAAGAAC